TCTTTTATTAAATTCTGCTCCAGGATGTCTTTTTTTAGCAGCAGCAAGTTGCTTTGGGTCATCAGGATTAATACCCAAACTCCAAGACCACCTTATATTTTCTTTCATTATACCATCTATATCACCATAAGCTTGCCAATTACGTTTTGCAACACCGCCACATTCACACTTAACCTCAGACGGAGCATCCTTCATTCGATGAATTTCATCAAACTCTTTACCACACTTCAAGCATTTAAACGGGTATAAAGGAATTTTAATCACCTTCTTTCTTCTATTAATCTTTTGCTTTTAATTCTCTCTTTAAAACTTCATTTTCAAATAAAATATATTCAATACAAGTTTCAATATAAATAAACTTATCCTCAACTGACCCAGTATCTTTTTTTACAACATCACCGATAAATGGATTAAATTTTTTGATAAGTTTATTTAAAAATTTTTCAAAATCTTTTTTTTTCATTACGCCGAACCAACCACCATATATTCTATTGTGCTCTGCTCCCCCGCACCATTATTTTTAAAATACACTGTTCCAGCAGGTTTAAATACTGCTATCTCACCTTCTTGAATAGTAATGTCAGCATCGAAAGTTGAAACATAATCACAATCAATATCAACATCATTCAAAATACATTTTATAATAATAAGGTCAATAGTACTCACATCACTAACATCCAACGCTTCAGCAGTATCAGCCGTTGCTTGAGTCATATATTGATATAAAGCCCTTGCAGGAACGTTTGTAGTTGAAAATTTACCAGAAAATACTCTATCCAATCCCAACCCAGTCAATTCAGCCAAAATAGTAACACTCATTTCCGCAGCCATTATTTGCCTTTCTTTCTTTTATATAATCTTCCCGCTCTTTGATGACGCTTTTTAACAGCTTTCTTTTTTCCAAGTTGCGCCATTGCAATAGCATAACATCTTGACATCGAATAATTCGGATTATCTCGCTTTATAGAAGTCGCTATATCGTGAAACTTTTTTGTATGTATTCCCTTCCCATCAGGAGGTTTTATGCCCTTCTTTTTATATAATCTACGAATTTCTTTAGACATTATATTTTCGTCCTTATTGCCGAAAAATCAATTGGCAATCCTCAAATTTTAATTCTGCCAAATATTTATCCAAACTTAATTGTATAATATTATAAGGCACAATTAAAGATATTCCATCAAATCCCCACACACCGCCAACTAAAATACCAATTATATCACCATATTCATCAACTACAGGTCCACCAGAATTTCCAGGCCAAGATTGAGCATCAGCTTGTAACATATAAATTTTACCAAACAACCCAAATTGTCTCTCTATTCCAGCGACCTTACCAAATGTAACTGTATAAGCAAGCTCTTGTCCAAATGGACATCCGCAAATATAAACATCATCGCCCACTTCAGCCCCGCTTGCAAATCTTAATTCATTCAAATGCGAAACTTTTTCAGGATTAACTTTAATAAATCCAACATCAACTTTATTTTCCTTATATGAATCTCCAGAAATTATATAAGTGCCATCATTAAAAGTCAATTCAAAATAATCAGCATCGCCAACAACGTGGCCAGCAGTTAAAATTATGCCCTTCTCTTTGTCTATCAAAACTCCAGAACCAGACCAATTCTCTGTTTGAATAAATACAGTAGCTTTTTGTAATTTATTTACCACATCTTTTATATTATTTTCAACTTCTTGATAAACAAATACAGGTTCTGGAGATGGTCTATATCTTGTGCCAAGAACAATAACAGGAAACTTAAATTTTACATCTTTTTTATTTCTATTCATTATTTACCTAATTCTTCAATTTAAATTTAAAATACACCAAATTCCACAAAATTTGGTTTATCCCAGTGGGGTTAATGCCCCGCTGGAACAGAGCCTGCGGCTTTTGGCCTTATTGTCGAAAAAAATCAATCGACAACTCATACATCTACCCAACACCATCTTTTACCTCTAACTTTTACTAATAACTTATTACATTTCCAACGTTTATACGATACATATTTATTAATAGGTGTCAGACATATAGTAACTAAAGGAATTAATAAACACCATAAAATTCTTCTTCTATACTTCCAACCTCGTATATCTGATAATATCGCACAAAAACTTCCAAATATATGAGTTATCATATTACCTCCTTTTGACCAGTTTGCTGATTAGGTGAACTCTCTCCACCTGCTCTTGCTTGTTGACCAAACATATTTGCCATTCTTGAAGCCGGAGAAGCTCCAAATTGGTCATTACTTTGAGATTTATTCCCGATTGGCATCATCTTATAATTTATATTATCAAGACCAGTTGGAACAGCAGTCTTATACCATTGATTAAAATTATCCAATCCCAAATATCCTGCAAGAATCTTATTAATCTCATTGACATCAAGCACAGAACCTTGAGAGGCTGCTATTTCCATAGTCGGAATAATCCATTGTGTTAAGAACATCATCATTTTTTGATAATTTCGCTCAGGATTACCTCTTTGTGTCGAATATGGTACAATATCAAACGTAAATTCATAAAAATCAGCAACTTCTTCAGCTTGAGAAAACACAGTCGGTATAGTCGCAACACCAGGAATTTCTTTGACTAACGGAACATAAACTGTTGGGTCGGTCCAAAATCCCCAAGCCAACTTTCTTACAATAGAAGCCATAAAATCGTGAAATTGTCCAATCATATTATTAACTATACGAGAAGCATTCGCAAATACCATTTGTTCTTGACCAAGCGTTGGAGCTTGCGCTCCACGACCTCCAAGAACATCAGGATTCCCTCCCTGCTTTGTAAATTGAGTTTCCATATATGCAACATACTGATAATTCTCGGGATTCACACCACCATAAGCTACTTCTTTCAATGCTTGAATATCATCTACTCGAACTACGCTATTATTAGGAGCAGTTCGTATTCTTTCAGCATCGTTCTCGCCTCGGCCCTCAAATGCTAAAATATTTTTTTGAGACTCAGCCTGTTCTCTCATCTTATCAACAAGAATATTTACAGTAACATCTATATCGTGCCAATTCCAAGCTGGAGGAATGGGATATGGTTGTTCTGGAAATCCTTTGTAAAATAATTTATCATAAGGGCTTCCTGGAAAATCATTATCAATAGTTTTTAAAATTACAGCCTTGTTCCCTTCCGGCATTATAGTAACAATTACATTTTCATCATAAAGATATAAGTCTATAAATGTCGTATATTCTCTCAAAGAATAAAGTTTTCTATCTATCCTACCAGCACTTATATCTCTCGGAGAAATATCATATTTTAACTGATAATCAGCCTTTATATCATCAGCATATTTTGCACCAAAAAATTCTTTTGCATATGCTGTCGGTAATTGATAAACATCCCCCTCAATCTGAAAATCTTCTATTCGTTTTGCAGAGGGGTCGCCAATATAATTAGAATCATCGATTATAATGGTTTTCGGAGTTCCGATGCGATAAGTTTTGTCTTTCAGAGTTACATCTCTATCCCATTCAAGAGATGTTCTTGCAACAGCCAATCCAAACATAGAATTAGACGCAGCTGGAATAAGAACATTTTTAGCTAATTTCATTTTTTTAATAAAATGATTCATCGCAAGCTGTGTGGTAAAAGCAAAGGGGCGTAAAGCAGGTATTTTTGTTTCTACCAATACTTTAGGGTCGCCCTCTACAAGATATGGAACAACAACACCAACGCCCCTATCTATAAGATTTAAAGTATGACTACGAGTATAGCCATCTTCGTAAAATCCAGAAGCCCAGCTTTCCAATAATTTCTTACGATGTTTTAACATAGGCTTCGTCATTTCTTGCCAGAATTTACAAATTTTCTGCAATCTAACAGGAAACTTAAATTTTACATCTTTTTTATTTCTATTCATTATTTACCTAATTCT